GGTTTGCTTGGAAGATTTCAGCAACGGACTCAACTAGGGCAACATCATCATTATCGCCAAGGGTTGTGAACGCTTTTCCATTTTTGCGATTCTCGCCATGGTTTCCACCAATTGCTGCGACGGTAATTGATGGGACAACTTTTGACCAGCGGATGAGAGCATCTCTCAAAAGGCGACGAGCAATCTTTACTTGGTCACGCCTATCAAGTTCAACTGTAAAAGTCTGAATGTCATAGTGACCATCGCATCCTTCAACTAAATCGCCAAGGCATAAAACCGTGATGGAATCTATGGGGCGACCTAACTTCTTCAATTCCTTTAATCTGAACTCAACATCGTCAATGGCTTGAAGCCAGCGCCCAACTAAACCTTTAAGTCCATCGCCATCTCTTTTTCCCACTTGCCAGTCAGAGGCGCAAACAACAAGACTTGCCCCGCCCTCAATTTCTTTTCTTTCTCGAGGTTTATGTTTTTTTATCTCGGCAATTAGAGATTCTATGTCCGCAGTTTCTTGTCTGCCTTTACGAACTACTTTGCCTTTCCATTGGCGATTAAGAATTCCTAAAGTATCGCCCCACACATTGAAAAGAACTGGCTCTACAACTGCAAAATGTTCAGGGTCTAATCCCCACATTCGTAGAACGCCTGACCAATCAGGATGACTCTCACCCTCAACTGGAGGTGTAGTTATTGTGCCTTCGTCGCCCATCCATGTAACTCCAGGCGTCCACTCGGCTTGTCTTTGTCGTGGCTCAGTCTTTTGAACTGAGGCAACCTCTGTAGTCTTTAAGAGATTGTCTAAAGCGTCATCAATGTTCAATTGGACACTTACATCCGTCTTTGCCAAATAACCTTCTACGATGTCTACGCATAACATCAGAGCCTACCGCAATGTTAAATGTTGCTAACAATTCAACTAAGCGAGCCGAGTTAATTTTTTCATTCAACAATGCTTCCTTGAATTTACTTCGTGCTGGCTCGGGCAACTCATTTGTAATTCTTCCCACCGAACATCCGTTTTGAACTTTCCATACACCAACTAATTCATCAAGTGCTGATACGAACTCATCCTGATTTATTTTTGGATTTACAGCGGGGACAGCGGATACTCCACGGGCGCGTTGCGCTTTCGAATAAGAGACGGTCACATTTCCAGCATCGCTGGAACTCGTCGGTTGTTGCGTTTCTGCCATACGGGTCTACCACTCTCTCTTGTGGAGGAAACTCCTCGTTTACATTCGCACTAGACATCGGAAATTCACCGAAATTAGCGGACGATACTTTGGGTCTACTCCTAGTAGGTTTACCGAACCCATAGGTTCAATACGCATAATATGCACCCCTGAGACGGTTTGTTCAAGCACCGACGCGAGCAAAATTCTAATCGTGTCGGCTTTATCTCTAGCCGTTGGATAGTCCTCGCGCCCTGCTCGGCAGATAATCTGAAGCATTGGGTAATCAATGCGGATACCGCCCGCCCCCATAGTAAAGGTTGGGGAACTGCCTGAGTTCTCATAAACGGCAACACACGCATCGGGAGTCTCGGGCAAGGTACCTAAAAAGATGGATGTTCCAAGGGTGCCTTGGCTGGCATGAGCGCCAAATGCGCTCGAGGTGTTTTGCAGATAGTCGCCTATCGATTCAAGAATTGTTGCCATTTATACACTCCTACTTTTTAGAATGTGGATTATTCTACGCGAGATGTTATTTTGGATTTCAGCAAGAGATTGCATAAATGGCTGTTCAAGGTATTTAGCCTGTGTCGGTGGCTTATGGTAGTTGCCAATAATCTCATGGACATAAAGCGCATAGGACGCTGCTGGACCACCGTAAAAGATGTCCACATACATTCCTTGCCCTGAACCTTGGATAGCGCTAACGCCACCTGAGCCACGAAGGGCGCCTGTATCAACTGGGACAAGAACCTGAGACTTGGCAAAAATAACATTTGCCTCTTCATAAATTGCTATAGCAACTGCTTTGGGAGCCTCTAACTGGGCTGCGCGTAGAACGGCTTGCAACTCAACATCACCTTCAAGGGTGAATGTGTAGGTTTTTGCCATGACTACCGCCCAAATCGAATGACGGTGTGATGCGCTCCGTTTTCATCTGCGATGTTATCGATTGCATTGATAGTAAAAGTGTCCGCCCCGACAACCATTCTATGAGCAACAGTAATTGTAGTTTGTGGTCCGTTTGTAATGAATCTCCCGATGTCTACGACTTCAATACCTTGTACATCTTTAGACTTTGTTGTGTCGTAAATGAGACGACCCGTTGCTGACACATTTGTATTGGATGCGCCAAAGGTAGGTTTGTTGTACTTATCAACTGATGCCCTTGGTGTGAAAACAACCGTATCAGTCATGAACTCGGCGACTTTAGAGTAAATAGCATCAGCCATGATTACTCCTACTCAGGTACGCGCTGGTCGTAGATGTTGTTTGGATTGTCGTGGACACCAGCATAAAAATCTGTGTTGTAATCCTGAACACTTCTATCATTGGTTGAAAGCAAACTGTTGGCATTAGCCTTCATTGATGGAGGCGCTTTACGCATCTTGCGGTCAAGGAATGAGTTGGCAAGGTCTTGGTATTGCTTGCTTTTTGCAGTAAAGGACTCAGAAACAGAGATGTCTCCAACACTCTTTGAAGTGCTATCTGCCAAACGGCTAAAGCGTGAGACTAGAGTTTCACACGCAGCGCGACAGATTTCATAAACATTTGTTCCCCACTCGGAAATAAGATAGTCCAACTCTTCATCAGAAAACAGGGCATCGCCTGATACTGTGTCATTGATGAGAAAACGCACCTTATTACGGGTGCTAGTAGTTGGGTCTCCCGAGTCGGTAAAAGTCATTACATTCCACCCAGCATGAAAGCAATTGTGCGAACGCTGTCATCGGTTGCCGAGGCGGTCAAAGTTGCATAAGTAGAAGCAGCGGTAGCCGTAGTCAAATAATCATTCAACTCAGTATCGACATCGGTAGCCAAATTAAGAAAGTCTGTGTGAACAGCAGGATTATCACCTGCGGTTGGGTATCGTAAGCCCTTGGATGTAGTACCTGGCATTGTAACTCCTTAGTTCAGGGTTTATTGTACCCGACTCCTATTTGTATTCTTTTTTCTGTCTAAACTGAAATTTGTAAGAGTCAAAAAATTTGCTTTTTAATTGAATACTTAGTTTGTTTTGTTGAATTACATCCTCGTCGTTGCCTATAACCATTTCCCAAGAATCCCTTTTAATAGGTATTACTTGAGCCATTGGCGTTCCAGCAGGAATTAAACCTTCAAAATTTATGTCATTGAGTACAAATGGAAAATTTATTGAGGGTGTGTAAATGTCAGTATCGACAACTCCATCAAGAATTGTAAAAATACTCTCCCTATGAAATGGCTGTGTGAATAGGGTTGAATACCCAACTGGGGTCTGAATTGACCAAGGGTTTATCCATTTAGGGTAATTTTCATGTCCATTGCGAGATGGATGATTTGGTGCCTGAACAACGGGGTGAAATTGTAAAAGCCCGAAATTAGCCCACTCATAGAAAGGTATTATTTTTTGAAATGTCTCGTCAAATTTTTGACTTACCCATACATCTGCTGGAGTGAAAAGAATATAACCAGCAGTAATAGCATCAAAAACAGGCATACATTTTTTAATAGTTGCAGTTGTATTTCCATTACCGTCAGGTTGTTTTTTCCCGTCTTGGAAAGACTCTATTTTTTTATACCAATCAGGGATTACAGCACTTGCTGGTTTTGGTGCATAGATTTCAGGTACGGACTTAAAAGTATCTGTAAATTTAATGTTCATTATGTATCCTCCTTAAAACGAGGATACACCATTATTGTTCCGATAAATACTCAGGACTATGCTCGAAAGAAGGAGTCTCAGTAGATTCATTTAGAACCCATGTCCACCTTTCTTCATTCCAAACATGACTTTCTGATGGTTTTGGCGGATACCATAAAGAATCTACGCGATACCAACCAATACCAATAATGTTATCCTCAACTAAAGTTTGCACTTCGTATTCAGGAAATAAATCTGCGGTTGATTCTAACGATTCAACAATAACAATGTTTTCAATTACATTATTTTTAACTAAAGCAATGTTCATCATTTACCCTGCCTCATAAATAATAATCCTACCGCTACCATTTGCCGCGGCGCCTGATGCACCTGAACCTCTAACAAAGTTAGGATAAGTAGTAGCACCGCCACCACCGCCACCACCACCTGAGCCAGTAGCGTTAGATGCGTTTCCAGCAGTTGCACTTCCAACAGCATTTTGTGAATTAGATGGAGCGCCAGCACCACCATTTCCTGCACCTGTTCCACCTGAGCCACCTGCACCGCCAGCGATAAAGGAGTTTACATCTCCATAAGCGCCACCACCACCACCGCCACCTGAGCCAAGAGTTACGCCAAAGTTTACTGATGCAGGAGGAACTCCAATACTCATTGTAATTGCGTTTGATGTAGCACCTGCACCGCCGACACTACCAACTCCACCATTTGTATTACGAGTAGACCCAGCCCCACCTGCGCTACCTGCCCCTGAAGTTGTAATGTACGAACTTATGTTGCTGTTGTACGCTCCTACTGTTCCGCCAGTCGCCTGAGAAGTCGCACCTGCGGTACTTCCACCGCCACCGCCAGTTACAGATATTAAGTTTCCAAAGGATGTGGTTCCGCCAGCATTACCAGCATTGTTATTTGTTCCACCTGAACCACCA